GTAATGCAGCCCGGCGTAAGATGATCAAGGCGGGAAAGGCTCGTAAGGGGGACGGTAAAGATGTAGCGCATCTTGACAATAACCCGCACAACAATTCTTCGTCTAATCTGCGAATGCAGTCAAAGGCCAAGAATAGGTCATTTGCACGGAACAAGAATGCAGGACGAAAGAAAAAGTAAAACACAACATGACTTGATCCGCGAAGCAGCAGAAAGTGATTTGGTAACGTTCATCAAACTGGTGGCCCCTAAGCAAGTCTTGGGGGCTGTCCACGAAGAGATTTGCTCTTGGTGGAACCAGGACGGGGCTTCGACTCACCAAATCCTGTTGATGCCTCGGGACCATGGTAAGTCTCGTCTCATCGCTTATCGAGTTGCTTGGCACATTACACGTAACCCAGATTGTCGTATTCTGTACATTTCAGCAACAGCTAACCTAGCTGAAAAACAGCTCAAGTTTGTTAAAGACATTCTGACCAGTCCTCAGTACAGCCGTTACTGGCCGGAAATGGTACACCCTGACGAAGGCAAGCGGGAAAAGTGGACCAACACAGAAATCTCTGTGGACCACCCCAAGCGCCGTGAAGAAGCTGTCCGAGACCCCACGGTGTTTACTGGCGGGCTTACCACGTCTCTTACTGGCCTCCACTGTGACGTAGCGGTCATGGACGACGTGGTTGTTTACGAAAACGCTTACACTGACGAAGGTCGCCGCAAGGTGGAGTCTCAGTACTCTCTGTTGGCGTCTATTCAAGGTGGTAACGCATCTGTGTGGGTTTGTGGAACCCGGTATCACCCGAAGGACCTGTATGCGTCCCTCGTTGACATGAAAGAAGACGTTTACGATGAAGAAGGTGAAGTCGTTTCTACAAACAGTGTGTACGAGGTCTTTGAAAGGGCCGTCGAAGATGCTGGGGACGGTACCGGACAATTTCTCTGGCCCGAACAGATCCGATCTGATGGCCGCCGATTTGGCTTTAACGCCCGCATCTTGGCGCGCAAACGAGCGCAGTACCTAGACCGCACTCAGTTCCGGGCTCAGTACTATAACGACCCCAACGACCCAGGTGAACTGAGAATTGACCGGGGAGCCTTCCAGTACTTCGACAAGAAGTTTCTTGTTAATTCTGGGGGCAACTGGTACTACCAAAATCGGAAGTTGAACCTCTTTGCTTCTGTCGACTTTGCGTACAGCTTACGAGATCGGGCTGACTACACAGCCATCGTGGTTATTGGCGTGGACGGTAATAATAACGTTTATGTCCTTGACATTGACCGTTTTAAGACTGATCGAATCCCTGAGTACTTTAAACATATCCTCGACCTCCATTCTAAATGGGGATTCAGGAAGCTGGCCGCTGAAGTTACCGCAGCTCAGAAAACCATCGTCCGGGACCTCAAGGACAATTACTTTGTTCCCCAAGGTTTGTTCTTGTCTGTCGTTGAAATTGCTCCTACCCGCCACCAAGGGTCTAAGCAAGAACGTATGGCAGCCATCCTCGAACCTCGTTACGACAACCGTTCCGTTTGGCATTACAAGGGAGGGCACTGTCAAACCCTTGAAGATGAACTAGTTTTGGAGCACCCCCCTCACGACGACTGTATGGACGCCCTTGCAACTGCAATTTCCATCAGCGTCGCACCTACCGGGATGCTCGCTAGAGACCGCTCAACCGCCAAAGACAATCTTGTCTTCCACCCAAAGTTCGGCGGATGCCGTTAATGCCCAAAGGTTTTCCAAAACATCTTATTCCAAAAACCTGTCAAACTTGTTCGTCAGAATATCAGCCAACAAGTTCTCGTCAGAAACATTGTCATGAATGTATTTCAAAAAGAACTCCCTGGGCTGTTTGGTCTCTTGATTATAAAAAACGAATGACCCGACTGGCGTATATGGCTAAGAATAGGGCGAAGTCAAAAAACCTTCCGTATAATATTACAGGGCCTTATTTAATCAAACTTTGGGAAAGTTCAAACGGTATCTGCGCTCTTACTGGACAACCCTTTGATTTGAGTTCTTGGGGGGCCCATGGTCAAGTTAATCCACAGGCTCCCAGCGTAGATCGGATAATTCCAAACTTGGGGTACGTGAAAGGAAATGTAAGGTTGGTCACTTATCATATGAATATAGCCCTCTCCGATTTTGGAATTGAAGAGTTCGAAAAACTGATTAAGCATTACCAAGAGGTTACCTAATGGCCGAAAAGGCTTTACAAATTCTTGACGTCATGAAGCCTGACGGCCTGGCTCACCAAATTGCGAATCAGTTCACAACTTGGGAAATGTACAGGCAAGTTTGGGC